CTGCTTCTAAACTTGATGTGGATCACCCCACTGTTATTGAGGCCAGAAATGCCTCTGACACTTCCAGCATTTATAATCTTGTTTCCGTTTATACGTTTGTTCGCTTGAGCAGTGCTACTGGCGAATTTAAGCGGAAGGAACAGATGAGTAAGGTGCCTGTTTCCTACACTTTTAAGGAAGATCGATCTTATGGTGCTGGCAGAGATGCTAAGTTTTTCGCCAAGGGCACTAAGATAGTGTTGAGCAAGGTTACGATAAACACCTTTTACTGTTACATCCATGATATGGTGGAACACAAGTATGAAACTAGTTTTCGTGCTTGGCGATCTGAGGAAATTAAGTCAAGTTTGAAATCTGAGTCTTGTAGGTGTGCTTGTCCTAATTGTTTGACTGTGAGGCATTGTCCAGTGTGTGCCGGTATTCATGAATTTGATTCTTACACCGGTGATTTGGTAGTTATGAGTCCCAGGATTCGCTATCCAACGAAGGCCAATCCCAATCCTACAGCTTTTGGCAAATTCACTGAGCGGTCTATTATTATGTCGTTGAGAAAGGTTGATAGGTCCATGATCCAGCTTTTCCCAGTGCTGATTTATTCAGCGACATTGAGACCTGTCACTCAAAGAATTTTCGAGGCTTTTCCTTTCAATGAATTGACGGCATTTCATAAAGATGGCAGTAAGTGGCTTTTTGCAGAGCGTGGTGGTGCTTTCATCGAATCTTCAGCTCTTGATTACTTGCTCGGCATTTCAGCTGGCGTTATTTATTACAGTGCTGATTGTTTGGAGGAATGGTGGAAGAAAGAGTTTGATACAGATTACTCGCTAGCCCAGATGTATTTCTTTTTGCTTCGTTACATTATTTTTACACCCAGTGAATTTTCTGACGCTGAAAGCGTTGAAAATACCAGCGTGATTTCGGAACTTCAGAATGTTTCGTTGGAGTTGCTTTGGCAATCTTCTAAAGTTTCTGGGGTTGATTGTAATGGTGCAAAGCTGATTGATAGAGTAAGGGTGAACTCTGATTCTATTCATTCTAATACTGCTCGTGATGTTTGTGAGATGAACACTGCAAAAGCCACCTATATTTCTTTGGCAAAGTGTCTCGTGTTTCAAGCACTTTTATCAGATAAGCCTAACATTGGCAGTTCTCATTTTGATTTCTTCCGAGGGGATTTTGATGAAATTGCATCTAGTTTTTTCTCCGTTTTTGATACTACTCCTTCTGATTATTTTGAGAGCTTTATTTCTGTATTTGTTCCCAATACCGGGGCTTCTCTAGTTTTTGATCATAAGCCCATTGTTTTATCAAAACGCAAGGACGTGCTTTGCAACCATGCGCAAGTGTGTTCTCGTGTGTTCAAAGATGAATTTTGGAACTTTGATTTTGGTCCGCCGAAGGAAAATGCGTCCAGTTTCCAAGAAGATGGACGCAGTGGTCTGTACGATTTTGTGACAGGTTTTAAGCCCTTTGGAGTTGATGAGGTCAAAAGACGGGAATTTTATAGAGCTGCAGCCATTGCAGCTTGTCTTCTTGTTGTGGCTTCTAAACTCACTAGGTATAGGTATACCCAGCAAGTTATTCCACGTATTTCTAATCCTCCTCCTCCCCCAAGTTATTCAGAAGTCTTGGAATCTTATGACAATCCTCACTCTGATATTGGTGAAGACGAAGATGATCAAGATTGTTCACTTTCATGGGTTTGCCATGTTGACCTTGATTGTTGTAAGGGTGTTGAAGTTCGTCGAATGGACGGATCAGTT